AGCTTCGCGAACAGCGCACCCAGTTCTTCAATCCCTGCGGTGCTGATCTTCATCGCCATCAGGCTCACCTCTTCTCCAGCTGAAAAACAAACTCCCGATGGATCAGGCCCGTGTCTTTTTCGTACTGTTCACTGTTCAGATACCAGCTGCCCTCGCAGACCGTTTCCAGCGCGGTTTCCACCGCGGCGACGATCATCATTTCCTTCCCGTGGGTGAACAGGTCCACGCTGCCCTCCCAGGCCCGGTCCTGCTTTGTGTCGTCGCCGTTGCTGTCCTCCGCCTCAAAGTCCAGCTGCACCGTCCCGAAGTTGCCGTTCGGTCGGGTCTTCCATTCGTACTCCGTGAACTGTACGTTCTTGATGGCCTTCAGTAGTGTCACCAGTGCGTCAAACATCACGGTTCACCTCCCGGCGCTGGTTCGTTCTCTTCCGTTTCCCCGGTCGCTGCCGGTTCCCCTTGCGCCGTTTCCTCCGGATCCGGCTCCGGTTCCGGCACCGGCTCTGCCGCGTTCCCGCGTACCCGCTCCAGTGTCAGCTCCGTGCTGTCTCCGCTCTTTTCGTCCCGGTAGTCCCGGATGATCCTGTACCGCTCTCCGTTGTACTCGCAGATGGTTTCCCCCCGGTATTCAAAGTCCTGCGGCAGTTTCAGCCGGATCGTCGGGGCAAACCCGCTGGCCCGCGCCTGGTATGTCTCGGACATAGACAGGCTCTTTTCCTCGCAGTAGGTTTTCCGCCGCGTCTCCGTTGCCTCATCCAGCACTCCCCTGGCCTCCGGTGCTTCCGTGATCAGATACACCATTCCCACTCGCTTCATGCTTCCGCACCCGCTTCCGCATCCGCCGCTTCCCCGGTAAAGTCGGTATACCCTGTCGCGTTCGCCAGCTGCCTCCTCTGCAGGTCGTAGCTCGCCGCCAGCTTGTCATAGTCCGACGGGCTTCCGAACATTGCCTTGGCGTAGGTGATCAGGGCGGTCTGCACCGCTTTGTCCGTGATCGTCGTGTTGTCCGCCACGGTGATCGTCCCGGTCTGGTCGTCTTCCGTGATCACAAAAACGCAGGCGCCGCTGATCACGACCCCCGCCATTTCCAGATCCTTCTGTCCGCTTTCCAGCAGCCGGCAGATCTCCGGCGCGTATTCCATGTCCGTCACCCTCAGCGCCAGCATGGCTTCCTTCAGCATGGTCTTCCCTCATTTCCTCAAAAGTAAACCAGGGCAGGAGGAGTGGATTTCCTGCCCTGGCGGCGGTGTATCTCAAGCCTCGCGGCTTTGAGATCTGTCCCCGGACTGTTCCATCCGGCCCCGGAAGGCCCGGAACGTGTCCTGGTTGATGATCAGTGAACCCTTGTGCCCGATCTGCAGCTTCGGATCGCACCAGATTTTATAGCCGCAGTTTCTCGCCCTCACGCAGAAGCTCAGGTCCTCTCCCAGTCCCGGGATCGGCCCGAACGTCTGGTGGAACGTCTCCGCCACGTCGCGGATCACGCCGGTCTTCATTAGTACGGCTCCGAATCCGCAGCCTTCGATCTCGAAAAGCCCGTCCTCCGGATAATCGTCGTACCGTTCCACCTGCGCGTTTTCCGGCAGCAGTCCCGTCCGGATCGTCTTCCAGATCACGGGCCGGAACGGAGGCCGCCTGGCATGGTAGACTGCCGTCACCATGTCCTTCCCCTGGATGTCTTCCATCAGCCGTTCCATCAGGTCCGGCTGGAATACCATGTCGCTGTCAAACCACAGCACATAGTCTGCCCCGGCTTCCATGGCCATCCGGCACAGGGCCGTCCGCGCTTCATAGATCAGGCTGCACTCCGTAAAGCTGAATTGCACCTCGCCCACGTAGCGCATGCTGACAAGGCTCCGGACGAATTCCGTCTGCACCATGTCCATGCACGGGATCGCGATCATCGTTTTCATGTTCTCCTCCCTTTCTGCTCCCTTTTTGAGGAAAAGGCCGGAGCAGGGAAAGGGAGTAACCCCGCTCCGGCTATCCAAAGCGCGTCCGCTAAGGATTGACGTCAGGTGCCTTCCGGTTCGCTTGCCGGATTGACCGTAATGGTATAGACCGCGCTCTCTGTTCCCGCCGTCACAGTGATCTTTACGGCGTTTTCACCCTCCTCCCAGGTCATGGTGAATTTGCCGTCACTTCCTGCCGTGACCTCCGCGTCGTTCAGTTCCACGGCAACCTCCGCCCCGTCATCCGGCACAGCCGTCAGCTTGTTGGTGGCGTTTTCCGTGGTCGCGGTGTATTCCGTCACATCTGGATCGAAGGCGGGCGTCAAAGCGGCGCTACCCAGCGAGAGCTGTTTCAGGGTAGCCGTTACGAGTCCTGTTCGCAGCGAACGATGCCGATTCCGGTGGGCTTGCCGTCGCACAGGGCCATGCCGCGGAACACGGTGGAACCGCTGCGGAAGCCGACGGATTCATCGCGGGCGATCTCAACGTCTTTGCCGAAGTTCAGCACATAGGCCTCCTTCAGGTCGCCGAAGTAGATCTCGCTGCTGGCGTTGTCGTCGATGATGACCGGGAAGCCCAGCACGTTGTAGGCGGCGGGGCTGCCGACGTCGGTGTTCACCACGCGCACGTCGCTGGAGCTGTTCAGGCTCTTCACGCCCTGCCAGAAGGTCTGGCGGCTCATCACCCAGCTGGCGTTCGGCAGGAACTCGCTGGGCAGCTCGGCCACGATGTTCAGCAGGTCGCCGTAGGTGACGCCGGTGCTGGTGTAATCGGTGGTCATGGCGGTGATGGTGTGCAGGCCGGTCAGCGTGCCGGTGCCGGTGCCGACGATCACCAGGTCGGCGATCTTCCGGAACACCTTGTTCGCCAGCCGGTCGACCAGCCAGGTTTCAAAGGCGGGTACGGCCATCGCTTCGACGTCCGCGGTGATCTCGATCGTCTTGATGATCTTGTAGATGCCCAGGCTGACCTTCGCCAGGGCGTCCACGCTGTCGGTCGCGGCGCCGTCCATGGCGACTACGTTCGCTCCGTTCACGGTGCTGGCCACAGGCAGCACAACGGTGCCGGGGATGTGCATCACGTCCACGGCCTTCAGGATCGGGTACAGCTCCAGCTTGTCCCAGATCTTGTTCGCGGTTTCCTGCGGAATGGCGTAATTGCCGTGGCTTAGGGCGCTCCGCTCTTCAGCGGTCAGTTCTCTGTGCTGAAGGTTCTTCAGCCACGCTTCCCGGTATTCGGGGGTGTTGATTTCAAAGCTCATTTTTCTTTCCTCCTGTTCGATTTTTGCCACCGGCGCTTTGCCGGTGTCTTCCGCGACCTGCTTCCGCGTTTCTTCCGCTTCCGCCGCCGCCTGTTTCCGGGCCTCCAGTTCTTTCTGCACGGCTTCCAGATCGCTGGCCCGCTGTTCGATCTCTTCCGTGCTCATCTGGTCCCGCGTTTCCGCCGGGATCTCTTCCGCCAGTTCCTGCTGCCGCTGCAGCAGTTCCTCCGCGGACATTTCGGTCAGTTCTTTCATGCCCTGGCCTCCTTCTGCAGTTTTTCCAGCCGGTCCAGAGCCGCCCTCCGGCGTCTGTCCGCCTGTTTCCTCTCCCGTACTTCCTGCAGTTCCCGCTTCAGTGCGCTCTCCAGCGGATCATCGTCGCCCTCCGGCGCGTGATCACTTGCGGCCTGCAGTGTCGTGGTGTCGTATGCCGGGAAAGCGACGGCGGAAACCTCGAACACCTTGTCAATGTGCATGATCCGGCGGATCGGGTTGTCGCTGTCCTCGTCTTCCCACATACTTTTATCCACGGTAAACATGAACGACATCCCGGTAATGTCGCCCCGTTTGACCGCTGAATACAGTGTTTTCGCGTCCTGGTTGTTCTCGATGTCGAGATCCACCCGGATCTCCACGCCGTTTTCAACCGGTTTCAGCTGCATGGTGCTGTTCTCATTGTTGTTCCGGCTCCGGGCCAGCGGCACCATGTTCACATTGTGCCCGATCAGGAACTTCACGTCCTTCAGATCGGTGTTCGCGTCCACCGCGCCTTTGTTGATCGTCTCCCGCCGCCATCCGTACTGAATGACCTGTTCGTAAACGATCGGCATTCCGACCAGGTGCGCACCGTGCTGTTCGTTTTCCTCCGCCCTGACCTCAAACGTCAGGCTCCGGATTTCCTTCTTAGGCATCTTTCTTGTCCTCCTTCTTCTTATCGTCCGGTCGTCCTTCATCGACCATGTAGTATTCTCCCCGGATCGGCGCGTGCTTTCCGGCTCCATCCGGCAGCGGCCCGTAATTGAACAGGTCCCGGATCTCATCTATTAGCAGCGCCCCGCGGTCGCCCAGCTGCTGGCTCATGGATACCTTGTCCGGCACGCTCATATATTGCAGCCGGTTTGCTGCCAGGATGACCTTGTTCCCCGCGCTCTGCTCACGCTCGGAGTAGATCATCCCGGAAAGTCCTTCCGACATTTTGATGCTGAAAGGCTCAATCTCGCCGTCATAGAACGCGCTCAGCTCCTCCGGCTTCGCCGTGTTCATGATCACGCTCTCGCTGGTGCCGAAGTACCGCCAGACGTTCTTCTCGATCAGCTCCTGCTGCTTGTCGTCCACCAGGTTCTTCGCCGCCTCCAGCTGCTTCACGTTCGTCACGTTGTTGTTGAACAGCAGCAGGCCTCCGCCGGATCCCTGGAAGTTCAGCCGGTCGAACCTCTGCCGCTCTTTCTTCAGATCCTCGTCGAACATGTAGTTCGTCACCTGCGCC